CTATATATTCTGCATGAAGAAATATGTCGTTTGTTTAAAACATGGTAAGAAGTATGGACCAGAGTATGTGAATACTCTTGCAAACATGGTCCAACGTAATTGCACACTTGATTACGAATTTGTTTGCTACACAGAAGATCCCATAGGAATAGATACATCTAAAGTTACCATTAGACCTTTACCCACAGCATACAGAATAGGTGGTTGGTGGTTTAAACCTTTATTGTTTAATCCTGATCTAAATGAACGTGGCACCATGTTGTACATAGACTTGGATGTAATAATTTTTAGGAACATAGACAAATTGTTTACACACCTAGAAGGACAATTTCTCGTATTACGTGATTTCAATAGATGGAGACAGGTTGGTTGGAAAAAATTCAATTCATCTGTAGTGCGTTGGGAAACAGGACAACACCCACAAATCTATAAACAATTTGTTGCAGACACAACAAACATATCAAGAAGATTCCACGGAGACCAAGATTGGTTGTATGCACAGGTTAAGAAAGATTTTCAATTTTTTCCAGATGAATGGATACAAAGTTACAAATGGGAAATGAGAGGTATGCCTCCTTTAACTCGCGATGCGGCAGGACATAGAAACTTTGTGTCTCCAGGCGTACCAAGAATTAAGCCTGAAACTTCTATTGCTGTGTTCCATGGAGATCCTAATCCAAAAGTGTGCTGTGATCCTTGGTGCAAGGAAAACTGGCGTTGACGCACACCAAAATATTTGTTATAATTAGACATGATTAGAAGAATTGGTTTTTGTTGTCAGTGGTTTCACCACGATAGAACACTTAAGAAAAAACAGTTGGAAGAAATAGAACGACCTATGAACACTAGGTCAACGACTGTGCGTTGGCTTAATGAACACAAAGACCAAGCAGAAGAAAAATTAGATTTTGTATTCAAGCACAACATAGAAGGTATTAAGAATTTAATACTAAAAGTTTCTACATTACCTAAAAGTAGACGTATGTGCAGAATTAGTTCTCCTATTTTGCCAGTGGCAACACAGGCAGACTGGAGATACTATTGGGATAAACCTGAAATAATAAAATATTGCGAAAAACATTTTGCAGAAGCAGGAGATTTAGCAAGGAAGCATGACGTAAAAGTAAGTTTTCATCCTGGACAGTTTACTGTTCTTGCTTCTGATAATCCGGACATTGTAGAACGATCCATAGATGAATTTGAATATCATGTAAACATGGCACGTTGGATGGGGTTTGGCAAATCATTTCAAGATGGTTGCAAAATTAATGTGCATATATCTGGTAGACAAGGTCCAGAAGGTATTATAAAAGCAATACCAAGATTAAGTCCTGAAGCACGTAATCTACTTACAATAGAAAATGATGAAATGGGTTGGGGATTAGAATCTAGTTTAGAATTAGAAAAACATTGTGCATTGGTTTTAGATATTCATCATCATTGGGTGCGTACAGGCGAATATATTCAAGCAAATGATGATAGAGTGAAAAGAGTTGTAGACAGTTGGCGTGGACAACGTCCTACTATGCACTATTCTTATTCAAGAGATGAATGGTTATCTCCTGCATATCCAGATGGAAATATGCATACAAGCATTCACGATATGCAAACACTTTTGGATAAAGGATGTAAAAAACAAAAACTGAGAGCACACAGTGAATTACTGCCAAATCGTGCAGTGAATGAATGGGCACTAACATTTTTACCACAATTAGACATACAAGTTGAAGCCAAAATGAAGAATTTGGCGGCAGAACAACTCCACAATCAGGCTGAAGAACTAGGCCTAGTCTAAAAAATAAATACAGCATATGAAGTATGATCAATTAACTGAAGCGAAAAATCGCGAAGAAAAACTTGAAGTGGTAAAACTGCCATACAAGTTAGGAGAACTTTCTCCAGTATTATCTAAAAACAATGTGGACTATCATTATAATGTTTTAACAAAAGCATATGTTAGAAGATATAATGAAAAAGAAGGAGATCCTAATTTTAATTATGGTGGTGCAAAACTACACAATCTTTTCTGGAGTCAATTAAGAAAACCTACACCTGGAAATAAACCTAGTGGTGCAATTAAAGAATTGATTAATAAAAATTTTGATTCTTTTGATGCATTCAAAAAAGAAATTTTTAGAATGTCAATGACCATACAAGGATCAGGTTGGGTGTATTTGGCAAAAAATGGTAAAATTAAAACCACGCCAAATCAATCATATAAAACTGATATATTGATGCCTATTGATATGTGGGAACATTCTTTTATGGATTACATTCCTGCCAAAGACGCCAAAAAGAAATACATGGATGGCATGATGAGAATTATCAATTGGGACATAATAAATCAAAGATTAGAGTCATAGGAGGAAAACAATGATTACTAAAGCACAAAAATGGATTCAGGCTAGAATCAAAGAAAGAACAACACTAGATGGTGCTCTTTTAATATTAGCAGGAATTTCATTCTTAATTTTCAAACCAATAGCAAGTATTGTGGCGTATGGAGCAATTGCCTACGGTGCATGGACTATTTGGAAATCTGAGTAATTTATAATTCGTTAATTTTTTTCAAACTTGAGGCGTCCATGTTGAAGATCTTTCTTTGACGGGCGCCTTGTTCTTGAGCAAATCTTTTAGGATCACAACTATTACACACGTGTTTATAGTAATTGCTGACCCTTTTTTCTTGTATTTGTCCTTTGGGTCTAGTAAATTGATTATCACAAACATCGCAAATGAACAAATAAAGGGTTCTAGTCCTTTTACAGACGTGTTTTTTACCCAATTTGCTGGTTCTTGTAGTGTGTGAAACTTCTTTCAATTGCTTTAGAAACATAACTTTATTTACATTAGGATTTATAAATTGCCAAATAAATAAATATAGGTATACGATATGACTGTAATGACAATAACTGAAAAAGCCAAAGAAAAAGTACAGGAACTGTGTGCTAAAAACGGCAAATATGCTGTGAGACTAGGTCTCAAAGGTGGCGGATGTGCAGGCTTTTCATATGATTGGGGATTTGCAGAACAGTCAGAAGTAGTTGAAGAAGATGAATTAATAAAGTGTAACGAAGGTAACCTAGTAATAGATTCATCAAGTGCATTTTATTTGTTTGGAACAGAATTAGATTATATAGAAGAAGTTTTTGGTTCTCGTTTTGATATCAAAAATCCAAACACAAAAAGTGCTTGTGGTTGTGGCGAGAGCGTAAACTTTGATATGAGGGTGTAATGGCAAAACAGATTATCAATGTTGGAATAGAAGGTAATGACGGAACTGGTGATAGTATCAGAGACGCCTTTAGAAAATCCAATGAAAACTTTACAGAATTATATGCTGTATTTGGTCAAGGTGGGCAGATAAGTTTTACAACTTTATCAGATACTCCTGACACATTAGGTTCAAATAAAGTTGCGGCTTCAAATGCCGACGGTACACAAATCTTGATGAAAACTATTCAAGGTGGACCGGGTATTGCTATTGACACATCAAATCAAAACAATATAACAATTACAAATACTGGTGGTGATGTTTCTAGTGACAACAATCCAGGTCTTGGTGGACCATTAAATGCAAATGGATTTGCTATTGCAAATGTTGGCATAGAACAACAAAGTGTTTTAGATTACAATGCAGTACACGGCACTAGTATCACATTAGATGATCTTGTTATTAATAAAAAATATGCAGACAGAAACTACTTAAAATCATCAGGTGGAAGCGGAACAGCAGGACAAATTAGAATAAGAACAGAGCCTGCTAATGCAACTGAATACTCTTTAACAATTACATCTTATCAAAATGGAGATGCAGTAATACCAACACATGGTTTTGATTCAGGTGCAAATGGATTGCCTTTTGTTTACGCAACAACAGGATCACCCGCAGTTAATTTAAGTAATCAACAAACAGTTTACATTAGAATTGTTGACGACAATACTTTAAGTTTCCATGCAACTCAACAAGATGCACAAAATGATGATGACGCTACACGACCAAAAATTACAGTAAGTGGTGGATCAGGCACACAAACAGTCACAGATGGAGCATTTGATTCTAGTCTAGCAGGATTCTTCTTAAGCACAGAAGCAATGCCTAGAGATTCAATTGTAAGACGTCAAGGTGATAAAATGGAAGGTACTTTATTTTTAAATGACCATCCAGGCGACCTAGCAGGACAAGGAACACCTAATGCGGCAGACGATTTACAAGCGGCTACAAAATACTATGTAGACAATACAAGTTATGCATCTACAACAAATCTTTTTGTAAGCACAGCAGGTGACGATTCAATGGCAGGTGTACCGGCAGACAAAGTTGGTAGATCAGAAGCATATGCATACAAATCAATCAGTGAAGCGGCAAGGAAAGCAGAAGAATTAATTTTAACTTCTCCTATTATTCCAGGTCCGTATATGCAAACAATTACGCATTCTAATTATGAAACTCCAGCAACAATTTTAACACAAGGTGTTACAAACAGCAGTGGACTAACAGATGTAAAATCTTTAATTGAACTTAACAAAACATTTATAATTAAAGAAGCAGTTTCCAGTGTTTTAAATCAATTTCCAGATTATGTTTTTGATGTTTCAAGATGTAAATTAGATTTAGGTTTAATATTAGATGGTGTTGTGATCGATATCTTGAATGGTGCTGATGCTAATTCACAGGCAATCACAGCAGGTTATAGATATTACAGCACAAACAGTGGATTAAAAGCAATCAATCAACAAAATCCACAAACAATTCAAGCACTAGACTATGCAAAACTTCTTGTTAATAGTGTGTTACAAAATCAAACAGTTTCAACACTCTATCAAGGAAAATTTGCTGTACGTTCTGAAGGATTAACAGCAACCACTTTAACTATATTCACAGGTCCAAATGATTACGTTCACACTTATGTGAGTGGTGGTACAGTTACATTTGGTGGAAACACTGTCAACATAACCTCTGCCACTTACAATAATACTTCAGGTATGGTTTCAGTAACAACAGCAACACCACACGGTGCAAGTGTTGGTGATATTGTGCAGGTTGCTAATATCACTTGGAGTTGTTCATTAGGAAGTAAAGTATATCCAGACGTTACAACACAACAATTTGACAATAACAAAACAGTAAGTGATTCTGCAACACTTTCAGCAGTAGGAAATAAATTTACAATCATTAAAGGCATTATTCAGAATGGACCTTTGTCTGCTCCTGCAGAATTTGAAGGAAGCACGTTCACTATAACGATTGATAATGGATCACAAGGATATTGTGACCAAGCACAACCAAACAATAAAGATTTATTACCTGGCAAAGTAATCAGAGGTAAAACTTCTGGAGCAATGGGAAGAATTGTAACTTACACGGTAGGTGGAACGTTTGACACTGCCGAAGTTAAATTGTTAGAACCGTTTGATTATGACCTAGGAGAAGAATTAGAATTTGGAAACTTTGTTAAGAAAACACAAATAGCAATCAGAGTTGAATCAGGCACATACTTTGAACACTTTCCAATTAAATTACCTACAAACTGTTCAATCAAAGGTGATGAATTTAGAAGAGTTATTATTAGACCTAAACCAGGAGTGTCTCAATCATATTGGGCAAACACATTCTTTTTCAGAGACAGTTCATTTGATGGACTAACTTTAATACCTACAAGCAATCCTAATGCGGTTGATTTAATTACACAAAATAGAAGTTACATTCAAGACGAAGTTATTGCATGGATATCTGAACAAGTAGCAAACAACACTCCACCATTTAGTGGTTTTGTTTACAATGCTCAAAAATGTGAACGTGATGTTGGATTAATTTTAGATGCAATCACTAATGATTTAAAATATGGTGGTAATGCAGAAACATATAGAGCCGCTTTTTCTTATTGGGAAGGCGCTGTTTCTCAAGTAAGTGGACAACAAGCACAAACAGCCGCGGCTTTAGATCAAACAGTAGTCATAGTTAGAGATTATATCTTAACAAACGTTGCATATTCTTCTAAACAATCTATTACAACACAAACCATTTTAGCAAACAACGGTGAAGCAGGTTCAGGCACAACTGTTCAAACACTTATGGGACAAATCACAAATGTGATTAATAATGGTTTAACTGCACTTCCTGATTTAACTGATCCTAGATATGGTTATCATTACTTGACTGATCCAACTGATTCTGCAAGTACACCTAAGAACAATGATCAGATGGATGCGTTCTTAATGAACGATGCAACTATTTTAAGAAATATAACAATGCAAGGTCATGGTGGATTTATGCAGGTACTTGATCCTACAGGGCAGGTATTAACTAAATCACCTTACACACAAACAGCATCTTCATTCAGTCAAAGTATTAACAAACAAGCATTTAGAGGTGGTATGTTTGTTGATGGTTTCTGTGGAAACAGTTTATGTAATGTAGTCGGCACAACAACTCCATTTAGAATACAAGTTCAATCAGATCCAGGACAAGGTTTAAGAATTAGAAGACCACAAACACCTGCACCTTTCTTTATACAAGGACAAAGATATCAAATTGATGCAGTAACAAACTATGACCAAGCAAATGGTACAGCAGATTTAATTTTAAATGAAAGTTCAAACAGTGGTAATGGTTGGGACGGAACATATTCAACACCATTCACAATATCAATTCAAACAGCAGGAAACAGATCTTTACTTGCAAACGATTACACACAAATAAATGATTTAGGTTATGGCTTGATTGCCACAAACGGTGCATTGTCTGAACAAGTTTCAACTTTCAGTTACTATTGTTACACGGCTTTTTATGCCAACAATGGTGGTCAAATTAGATCATTAAATGGATCAAATGCAAATGGTGTATATGGATTAGTAGCAGAAGGTAGTGATCCTAATGAAAAAATTGATATTATTACATTGGAAGAACCAATGGTACAAACAGGTATTATCTTTGATGATGGTGCATCATACACAAATGATCAAGATGGATTGTTCATTTATGTTTATGGTTTAGAACACATACCATTCCAAGCAGGTGAGATAGAAGTTGACCATGGCGGAGCAACTGGTATTATTAGATACGAAGTTTCAAATGTAGAAAGTACAAGTGCACCTGTTCAAGCACATGGTAGAGATGGTAATGTTTACAAAATAAATTTATCAACAGGTGGTAACAATGATACATCTACAACAGGTTTAAAAACTGCACTATCTGATGGAACTAATGTAACACTCAGAGCCAACAGAGCCTTTGTGTTTGATGACTTATTAGAAACTGCTCCAATTAGACCAAGCACAGCGATTGTGTTTGATGAAAGCACAGTCACAACTTACAGAACTATTTCTTTCAGTAACCAAGATGCAGTTGGTAATTCATTAACTGCAACACAGGCATTGATTGCATTTGATACTCCATTTGATTATGTAAGATTGACAGTCAACCAAGTAGAATCTCAAAACAATACACACGCAGGCACTGGAACAACAATGGGTGCTACAATAGGTGACTATGTTATTGCAATAGATAGAATCACAGATGCTAATGATGTAGAAAGATTAAATCGTGGAAACATGATAATGGCATGGGATGGTAAAACTCATATCGTACAGAATTATATTGATAGAGGAAGTTATGCAACTGTTGAATTAGCAGATGATTACAATAACAATGCTACGCCAATTGGAACAGGTATCCATTCACCAGTTTACAGAGTAGGTGAAACAATTACATTAAGAGCAGGTTTGAATGCTGGTGCTCCTGCAAGTTTAACTGTAGATATTTCAACTTGTAGAGCAACAGGACATGATTTCTTAGACATAGGTACAGGTGGCTTCAACACAACAAACTATCCTAATCAAATTTATGGAGCACCTCAATCACCTAACCAAGCATATGAAGTTAATGAACGTGGTAAAGGAAGAGTGTTCTGGGTATCTACTGACCAAGATGGATTCTTTAGAGTAGGAAAATATTTCACAGTTGACCAAGGAACTGGTACAGTTACTTTTGCGGCTTCAATTGCACTTTCAAATTTAGATGGTATAGGATTTAAAAGAGGTGTTGTTGTTTCAGAATTCAGTACAGATGATTCAATGGTTGATAATGCATCAGACACAGCGCCAACTGAATCTGCTGTAAGAGGTTATGTAAACAGAAGATTAGGATTTGATCACAACAATCAAACTATTTCAAATGGCATAGGTGCAGGTGTTGTCGCTAGAGATGGAACAACTCCTTTTACAAATGATGTAGGTGCAGGTGGAAATAAATTAATTGATTTAGGTGCACCAACTGTTGGAACTGATGCGGCTAACAAAGCATATGTTGATAATGTTTTAAGTGAAAGCGATCAAATAGATAATATTAGAAACGTAGATTTATCTAACCAAGCAGAAGCACAGGTATTGGTATTCAATGGCAAACAAAGAATATTTGTAACCAATGTAACTGGCGGAAGTTTTTCTGCAGGAGATACATTTACTGGCAGTAACTCAAATGCAACTGGTACAGTAATAGACACAGAAGGTTTAACTTTACCTGGTGGAACTATCGCAACAAGAATTACTT